GAGCTGTACAACGCTTTCAAGCTCTGGACGAAGGACGACGGAGGCGCTCAGGCGATGACGCGCCCGAAGTTCGGGGAGCGCCTGCGGTCCGTTCCGGGGGTCCACGAGGTCCGTCTGAAGCACAAGAACAAGAATTTGGGCCTCAACGTGACTACCCACACCGGCCCCGACCGGGAAATCGGCCGTAAAGGTACACCCGAGGCTGTACCGGGCGATAACGACACCGAAAGGGTGTGGGTAGGTGTGGGGAGTGTGGGTAGCCGAGGTTCCTCAACATACGTTGGCACTGAAAGTGAAATGATCAAGGAGGAAAGGAGTCAGGCCTATGTGAAGGAACCTGCGGAACCCACACTCCCCACACCTACCCACACCCCGGTAAACGACCTCCAAGAAGGGTCCGATGGACGACAGACTGATCACAATGGCGGAGTACACGGCACGGGAGGGGATCAAGCTGGATCGGTCGGCGCTCTCCCGCATCGGGAAGAACGCCGTGGCTCTGCTGCGGGCACAGGGAGTGACCCCGCAATACGTTCTGATCAAGAAACCTTCGGCACCGGGATACGCCCGGATGGCGCGGTACCCGGAGCAGGCGTTCCGGGAGACTCGTCCGTAGAGGAGTACGGTCCGGACCCGTTCGAGCCCGAGCCGACCGAGCCCGCACCCCCCGTCCTCAACGGTCCGGTCGCGTTCGACCTGGAGACCCCGAGCGCCAAGGAACTGTTCACGTTCCGTAGCGGGGAGCAAACGCCCTACGCACGCCTGAACGGGGTCCTGGACGGGGGCGGCAAGGAGATCATCACGACCGACCCGGCGGAACTGGTCCGCCTCCTGACGGCCGCTCCCGCCCTGTATGCCCACAACGGCTACCGGTTCGACCTGATGGCACTCGCGTGGCACCACGGGGCCGACTACGACGCCCTGGCGGCGAAGACCTGGGACACCTACGTGGACGCGACCGTCGTCGACCCCCCGGGCGCCAAGGGACAGAAGCCCTGGGCCACGGAGGGCTACTACGGGCTCGACCAGGTGGCCGCCCGTAACGGCCTTCCCGGCAAGACCGACCACCTGCCCGCTCTCGCACGCGAGTTCGCTCCCGAGGGACTGGCCGGCAAGGCGGCGGAGGAGGCCGGGTACGGGCGCATCCCGGTCCAGGACGGCCGGTACAGGGCCTACCTGTCCGGTGACCTGAAGGCGCAGAGTTCGGTCACGGCCGCCCTGCTCGCTGACCCGGACCGGATGGAGTACCGCCGGCGCGAGCAACGTGTCGCTCACATCCAGAACCGGATGACGCTGTCCGGCTGGAAGATCGACGTGCCTCTCCTGGCCGAGCGTGTCCAGGAAGAGGCCGACAAGGTCCGGGAGAGTCTGGGCTGGCTGAACGAGAACTGCGGCATCCCACTGACGAAGTCAGTGGGTACCGGCAGGGGCAAGAACCGGACCTTCCGGGACGAGCCCGTGCTGAGCCCGCTCACGACCACGGCCGGCCGGGAGGCGGTCAAGGCGGCGTTCCGGGACCGGGGGCTGCCGTACTTCCTGGAGACGGAGTCCGGCGCGCTGGCCCTGAACAAGGACGCCCTGGGCGAGGGCAGCTACATGGTCGGCAAGGGTGCGGCCGGGAAGCTGCTGCCCGGCCTGCTGAACCCGGCGCGCATGGCCCGGCTGCCGGAGGCCGACTGGGAGGCGATAGCGGAGATGGCCGGACACATCCGCCTGGTCACCACCGCCGTGCAGAAGTACCAGGAGATCCAGGGCTTCCTCATCGGCGACCGGGTGCACGCACACGTCGGCGAGACGCAGGGCAGCCGCCGCTGGGCCATGGTCAAGCCGAGCATCACGAACCTGGGGAAAAGAGGCGGAAAGGTCGTGCAGCGGGCACCGTTCATCGCCGATGACGGCTGCGTGCTGATCGCCTTCGACTTCGACCAGGTGGACATGCGGGCGTTCGCCGGGCATTGCGGCGACCCGGAGTACGTCGGCATGTTCCTGCGGGAGGAGGACCCGCACTCCATGGTCGCGGATATGGTGTTCGGCCGACATGACGGCGAGTGGCGCGAGCATGCGAAAGCGGCCGGGCATGGCTGGAACTACGGCCTCAGCGTCGGCGGCATGGTCAACCAGGGCATCGAGCGCCCCCTGGCCGAGCGGTTCGATGCAGGTATGAACGAGAACTACCCGGTGCTCTGCTCCTGGCGGACCGAGGTCCGTGCACGGGCGGCGGACGGGCAGCTCCTGGAGAACGGCTTCGGCGCCCTGCTGCGCTGCGACCCGGCCCGTGCGTACACCCAGGCGCCTGCACAGATCGGTCAGGGGACGGCCCGGGACATCATGTGCGAGGGCCTGCTGCGCCTGCCGCAGGAGTACATCCCGTGGCTCCGTGGAGTCGTTCACGACGAGGCCGTGTTCAACGTGCCTCAGGACCGGGTCCAGGAGTGCGTGGAACGGGTGACCGAAGCCTTCACTATGGACCTGGCCGAGATTACCCAGGGACGCTTGCACTCGGTGCCGATCGTCGCCGGGGCGAGCAAGCCGGGGCACGACTGGGCATCCTGCTATTCCAAGGACTGAGCACGGGCCCGGTTCGGCCGGGCTCGGACAGGGTAAGGTTTAACTAAACCGACCAAGGAGGACAAGATCATGAAGCACACGTGCCGCAAGGGCGGGAAGCCGATCACGGCCCTGGAGGGCCCGGCCTGGGCTGCGCCCGGGGAAATCGTCAAGCTGGCCGACGAGGAGAACTGGGGCAGGGTTGCGGTCCTGTACCGCTGCTGCCACACGTACGAGGTCCGGGTGAAGGCCTTCGGTGAACAGGAAGCGGGCACGCTCGTGCTCGGCCCGGACGGGCTGGAGAACGCCTGGGGCAACTACCCGGCCAACATGCCGCCCAAGGGCTACCCCATTCCCCAGCACGCCCGGTCAGGAGCCCGGGTCGGGGGATTGCCGAGGCCGAGGTGACCGCCGGACAGATACTCGCGCTCGTCCTCGGTCTCGTGCTCGGCCTGCCCCTCATCGGGCTCGGTCTGCACCTGGCCGTGGACGACACGCGGCACATGCTCTGGCCCCGGGGACTGCGCTGGTTCCCGCCCGCCTGGGACAGGCTGTCCGACCGGACCGAGCGGCTCCTGTGGCCGGACCGGGACCTGTTCCCGGTCAGCCGCTGCACCCGGTACCTGGAGGGGCTGGACGACTCGTTCAAGCGCTCGGCCGAGCTGTACGGCGTCTGGCCCGAGTGGACCGGCAGGGACGATCTGCACGGCCGGTGGATCTCCTACGGCCGGGAGATCGGCACCTGCCCCTGCGGCTACGTGCAGGACTGCGCCCTATGGTGCGGGGACGGGCACGAGACCGGGCAGTGCCCGGAGAGGCACGAGGGGAGCCTGACATGGCCGGGATGATCCGCAAGATCCTGCGCGCAGCAATCGCGCAGCCCTGGGACTACATGGGCGAGGGGGCTCCGGACGAGTGGGAGTTCAGGCTCAGCCCGGATGAGAACACGCTCGGCCTGTACGACCCCGGGCGGGGTTACTGGGTGCTGCTGGACACGGGACGGCTCACCGTACAGGCCGAGGTGAAGACCAAGGAGATGGACCGGCGCACGGACGACTGGGCCCGGTACGTGGAACAACTGGACGAGGAGTAGACCATGTTCGGACTGAGTGAGGGCGACTGGGGCATTTTCCTGACCCTCTGCGTCATCGCCCTTTGGGCGTTGTTCAGCAAGTTGTTGAGTGTGCTGCGGGCCCGTGGCCGCCGGATCATCGTGCAGGTGGACGGACAGACCGTGCTCGATGCCCGGGGCATGAGCGAGGACCAGGTGCAGTCCCTCGTGCGGAACCTGCGCGGGGAGGACCGGACCGTGATCCGGATGCAGAAGGCGACTGCGGAGGACGTCCGGCAGTGACCTGGACGGCCCGCAAGCGGCACGGCCGGTGGCACTGGGTATGCACCTCGTGCTCGCCGGCCGTTTCGGGTTCCACGGCCGCCTTCGGCCGCCTGCTCGTCAGCCTGCGGCATCATGAACGAGTGCGCTGGTGCCATCACCGGCACGTAGCCCGATCAAGGAGAGTCAAGTGACCACGGACTTGTCCGACTGGAAGCAGTACACGATCACTGCGGGTCAGTTGCGGGAGAAGCTGAAGGACGTGCCGGACGACATGCCCGTCATCCTCCAGAAGGACGCTGAGGGCAACGGCTACTCGCCCCTGAGCAGCTTTGACACCGACGGCGTGTACGAGCCGGAGAGCACGTGGGCCGGGCACGTCTACGACGCCGAGCCCGAGGAAGAGGACCATTACGTTCCGGAGGACGGCACACCCGTTGTCCTCCTGGGCCCTGTGAACTGATCAAGGAGAGCTAAGTGACCACGGAGTACGTCGAGACCCGCATGGTAATGATCGACGAGCTGACCCCCTTCCCGGGCAACGCCCGGCGGGGAGACCCGCACAAGCTGGCCGAGTCGCTCGAAGCCAACGGCCAGTACCGCAGCCTGATCGTGAGGCAGGCCCCCGACGGCCTGATCGTCCTCGCCGGGAACAACACGCTGCTCGCCCTGGAGGCCAAGGGTGAGCTGGAGGCCCGCTGCGAGATCGTCCAGTGCGACGACGCGACCGCCCTGCGGGTCAACCTGGTCGACAACAAGACCAACGACTCCGCCACGTACGACGACGCTGCGCGCGCGGCCCTGCTCGTGCTGCTGGACGGGGAACTGGCCGGCACCGGCTACGACGACGACGAGGCCGACACGATCATCGCCCGGTTCGAGGAGGAGGAGATCACCCCTCTGGCCGAACCGGTGGTCCTGGACTACAACGACGACCAGGCCGAGCGCGAGGCCCGCATCCTCAGCCACGGCGGGCACGAGAGCCGGACCATGGAGAGCCGGGGGATCCGGGACGTCATCCTGGCCATGCCGAGTGATCAGGCGGACGAGCTGGGGCGGCTGATCATGGCACTGAGGGCCACCTGGGGCGCACTGCCGCAGGGAGACATCCTGCTGCGGGCGGCACGGGTGGCGAAGCATGCCCTGGAAGGTGACGAGCTGGACCTGAGCGTGGCCGACGAGCCGTACGTGGGCGAGGACCAGTGACCGAGCTCAAGGCGGGCATGGACTTTCGCCTCCCGGAGCACAGGCGCGAGACGTTCATGCGCTTCTACTCCTGGTCCGTTCAGCACCGCAGCTTCCCCGGGGCTGTCCATCACGTCCTTCCGCACCTGGCCAAGGCGCTCGAACTCGACCTGGAGCAGCGCTACTGGCTGGCCTGGCTGAACGCGAACACGCAGAACCCGGTGACGAGCCTGCTCCTGTTCAGGGTCGCGCCCCGGATGCAGGACCACGAGAAGGCGATCGACTTCTGGCGGTCCCACTACCGGGCGCTGGACTGGGACACGGACCGCCGGTACCACAAGGCCCGGTTCGAGGACGCCGTACGCGGCTATGTCCGGGCCGTGGCTTGTGGCTGTTCTTCGCCACAACACAAGTACTTCCGGGTCGGGTACGAGTGGCAGGCCTGGTGGGACGTCGCGTTCGCCCTGCCGACCATGGGCCGTCTGTCCACGTGGTCCTACCTGGAGTACCTGCGCATCCTGCTCGGGCCGACCGTGGTCCCGGACGCGGACACGCTCATGCTGGAGGACGTGCAGGGGAGCCGGTCGCACCGCAACGGGCTCGCGCTCGTGCTCGGCCGGGACGAGTGGATCGTGGACAAGCAGCTCGGAGCCGGCCGTACGGACGCGGTCTATACGCCGGACGTCCTGGCCGAACTCGGGTACGAGTCGAACGCCCTGTTCCTCCAGGCGCAGCAGCGCATCGGAGCACAGGCCGACCGGCTCAGCCTGGAGAGCGCCCTGTGCACGTACAAGAGCTGGCACAAGCCGAATCGCCGGTACCCGGGCGTGTACAACGACATGCTGTACAACCGGCTTGTCTCGGCCGAGAACCGGTGGGGCCAGCGGTTCGGGGTCATCTGGGACGCCCGTGCGGAGGCCCTGCCGAACAGGCTGCTCCTGGAGCGTTCACCGTACGACCCGGGCCTGAGCCCGGTGAAGCAGAACTGGTACCTGGCCCATGGCCAGTGCCTGAATATGACCGAGGAGTGGCCGTGCTTCCAGAACGACTTCGAGAAGATCGTCCAGAAGCGCGGGTTCGGGGTCCGGGCACGGCCCTGGATCTGAGGAACTGGCTGAGCCCGGTCGAGCTGCGGGACGGGCGCGCGTACAAGCGCGAAGACGCCTGCGCCCTGCCCTCCGGCGTCAACGGGTCCAAGCTGCGCGCCTGCGACCACCTGATCCGTCAGGGCGCTGCGGCCGGCGCGCGCCGGGTCATCTCAGCCGCGTCCGTGCTCAGTCCCCAGAGCGCCATGGCTGCCGTCGTCGCCGCCCGGTACGGGCTGGGCTGCACGATCGTGCTCGGGGGCACCACGCCCCGGACGGCCTTCACGCACCGCTCCCCCGCCCTCGCCCGGGAGTACGGCGCGCAGTTCGAGTTTGTGGGCGTCGGGTACAACCCGGTGCTCCAGGCACACGCGGAGAAGCTGGACCGCTCCGACCCGTTGGCCTACTGGCTCCAGTACGGCATCACCACCGCACCGGACGCGAGCGCCCGGGAGGTGCGTGCCTTCCACCGGATCACGGCGGACCAGTGCGCCAACCTGCCGGAGGGCATCAAGACCCTCGTCGTCCCGTTCGGCTCGGGCAACACCGGGGCGGGCGTGCTCATGGGCCTGAACCAGCACGCACCCCGCAGCCTGGAGAAGGTCGTGCTCGTTGCCATCGGGCCCGACCGGCGCTCCTGGCTGCGGCACCGGTTCGAGTACATGGGCGTGAGCCTGCCCCGCTACCGTGTCATCGATCTGCACGGTTCGGGCTACGCGAGCTACGGCGACCGCATGCCCGGCACGGCGGACGGGATCGTGCTCCACCCGACGTACGAGGGCAAGGTCGTCCGTTACCTGGACGCGAAGGCCCCGGACTGGTGGGTCCGCCGGGACGGCACGACCTGCCTGTGGATCGTAGGAGGACCACTGAAATGAGCCGACCGATCAAGGACGGAGATCCCAGGTACAACCTCGTGCAGGAGATCCTGGAGGGCGACGCCCGTGCGCAGGACGCTGCGGCTCTCCGGCTGCGCACGATGGACAAGCTGGTCCAGGATGCGCAGGACGTGGCCGAGTCCCTCACTCAGGAACTCATCCCAGAGGAGCTGCGCGCGGCCGGGTACCGGTTCGTGTTCGACACCACGCCCATACCGATCAAGGAAGAGGACGCATGACCAAGTACCAGCCCAAGCCCGGCGACATCGGATTGACCACGATCTCCGGTGCCGGGGGCGGGCTCATTCGCCTCGGCCAGTGGCTGAACGGAGACGGCTTCGGCGACCGGGAACACGCTTTCGTCGTCACGGAGTACCGGCAGGGCCTGCCGACCATTCCGTGGATCGTGGAGGCGATGCCCGGCGGAGCGCAGCACGTCAAGAACTGGCACACGGACTGCGTCTACCTCCGCTGCCCGGACGAGCACCGGAACGCGGTCGCCGCTGCGGCGCTCAGGTACGTCGGCGTGCCGTACTCGTTCCTGGACTACGGCGCGCTGGCCCTGCACCGGTTCCACATCCCCACGCCGCACCTGAAGCGGTTCATCTCCGACGGGGGCCATCAGATCTGTAGCCAGCTCGCGGACCAGGCTGCGGCCGACGGAGGCTGGCACCTGCTCCAGGACGTCTGGCCTGGAGATGTCACGCCCGGCGACCTGGCCCGGCTGTACCGGGAGCAGGCGTACGCGTGACCAACCACATGCTCTACATCGCCGGTCCGCCAGGCGTCGGCAAGTCGACCCTTGCCCGGGAACTGACGGCTGGCTGGGACCGGGAAGTGATGGCACATCACCCTGTAGTGCCCCACGTCCGTCTCGGTCACCCGGCCAACGGCCGTCTCGTTGGCCTGGAACTTGGCGTGCCGCGTCCTGCCTTCCCGGGCACGGACGCGCTCAGCATGAGCATCGGGCCCCGCGCCCTTCAGTTCGTACTGGACGCCCCGGTCCCCTTCGCCCTTGGAGAGGGCTCACGGCTCGCTACGCGCCCGTTCCTGGGCGGGCTGGTGGCAGCGGGCGTCAAGCTCCTGTTCGTGTCCCTGAGCGCGCCACAGGAGGTTCTCGACTATCGCTGGAAGGTCCGGGGCGGTAAGCAGAACCCCTCCTGGCGCAAGGGCGCGGCGACCCGGGCGGAGCGGATGTTCGAGTGGGCGCTGCTCACACCCGGCGTACGGACCGTCCGGTCGGAGTCCGTGGACCGTACGGACATGACCGAGGTGGCCGACGAGGTCCGGGACGCGTTCCCGCTCATCGACCTGAGGGAGAGTGCGGCATGAACAGTGAACGGCGTCTGTTCGCCTATGCCCGACAGAACCGCCAGTTGGGGAAGTTCCGGCCGACCCCCCGGCAGCGTCGCCGGATGCTCAAGAAGCTCCGAAAGGAGAGGTCCAGGTGATCAGCATCCGGGTCAGGTCGCGCGTCTCCAAGGAGGAGCTGGACCTCAAGGTCGGCCGGGTGATCGGCGACGACGCGTACAACGTCCTGCTCACCGGGCCGACCCGGGTCTACATGCCGAACGGGAAGCTCCTCTGCGTGTACCTGCCCGGGGCGCTCAAGGACCACGTGACCGAGGAACAGTACGAGGTGCTCCACAGCCTGCGCAAGGAGACCACCAACAACCGGGGCATGGCCTCCGGGAGCAGGGCGACCAAGGTCGGGGAGCAGAAGAGGCAGTACTTCATGCACGTCAGCTCCAACATCCTCGGCGCGTTCGAGGCGAGCGGGACGTTCAAGTTCTGCCGGACCACGGCCTGGACCGGGCGCCACGTTCCGGAGTGGGGCACGCTGCGCCCCCTGCTCCAGCGGGTCGCCTATGAGATGAAGCGGTACGTGAACGACCGGTACGAAGCGCAGATGACCGAGATCGACCGGACGCATCCGGACTGGGTCGTGCCCGGCACCCCGTTCACCACCCTCACGGTTAACAACACGTACCCAACCGGCGTGCACACCGACAAGGGCGACCTGGACGCCGGCTTCAGCACGATCGCCGTGCTGCGCCGGGGGAGCTACACCGGGGGCCGGTTCGTGTTCCCGGAGTTCCGGGTCGCGGTCGACCTTCAGGACGGTGACCTCATCCTCATGGACGCGCACCAGTGGCACGGGAACACGGCCCTGGTCTGCGCCTGCGGCGAGAAGAGGACCAGGATGTGTGAGACCTGCGGGGCCGAGAGGATCAGCCTGGTCTCGTACATGCGCACGGCCATGACCAGCTGCGGAAGCGAAGAGGAGGAGAGCCGGCGTGCCGTGGAATACCGTGAAAGGACCAAGGGAGTGATCAGGTAGCGTCCACGGAGGGTAAGGATCATGGACCCGCACAGTGCCGGTGATCACGCCTCGGTCGAGGCCCGCCGCTGGAAAGCCGTCACCCTGGCCAACCGGGGCCTCACGCACAAGATGATCGCGACGGAGATGGCCGAGGAGTACCGGCGGCACAACCCCCGGCTGACCCTGGTCCAGATCGAGAGCCACGTCGGAGTGGACATCACCCGTGCCCTCAAGGACTACCGCAAGCGCTCGGACCAGGCGATCGAGGAGAAGCTGACCGCAGCCTCGCTGCGCCTCAACGAGATCCGCCGACGCTTGTTCGCGGTCATCGTGGGCAATCACCCGGTTCTGTACCAGGGGGAGATCGTCAAGGACGAAGACGGCCGTCCGCTCCAGGACGCCGCTCCCGTGCTCGCGGCCCTCGGTCAGCTCCGTGCCCTGGAGGAGCAGCAGGCCCGGATGGAGGGCACTAACGCCCGGGAGAAGATCGACATAGCTCTCGGCCGCCGGGTGGACGAGGAGGCGATGGACGTCACAGAGGCGATCCTCGCCGCGTTCGCCGCCCTGCCCGAGCTGGAGCCCGCCCTGCGCCAGCGGGCGCTGGAAGCCGCCGGAGCCCACCTGCGTACCATCGAGGGCGAAGTCGTACGGGAGGTGGAGGAGCCGTGAGCGAGATCCAGGAACGGTTCGGGCAGACACCCGAGGAGTTCTTCAAGCAGCAGGTTGGGCAGGTGTACCACTTCACCGCCGCGCACGACGACCGGTACGTGTGGCAGGAGGTCACGCCGCAGAACCTGGGTGAGATGCCCCGGTCGGTCCAGAACCAGGCTCTGGGCTGGCCCCTGGTGGACGGGAAGACGACCTGGTCCGACTTCCGCCGCTATCGCATCACCGGCTGCGCGCACCGTGCCTACGGTCCGGACGGACTCTGCTTCACCTGCGGGTTTGGACCAGCCGAGATTTAGGTAAATACTCAGCAGAGTCCCGGACCCGTGGCGATGCGACCCACAGGAATGCCGGGGCCGGCGCCCTCCGGAGGGAGCGGGTGGGTCCGCAAGGGACCGGAGGGCGCCACACCAACCCAGACCAAGGACCAAGATCCTATGCCAACTGCGCCGCTGCCGCTACCCGAGCCGTTGGCTCCTCTGTCCCGCCGAGAGCACCGCTACCTCTGGCTCATGTCGCAGGGGTACACCCCCCGTGAAGCACAGAAGCTGATGAACACCACGTCCACCTCGGCACTCAGCACTCGGACCCGTGACAAGCTGCATGCCGTGACCATGGAGCACGCGGTCTACATCGCCTGCCAGGCGGACCTCCTCGGCCCGTATGAGGACTGCGGGTGGATGCCCGGGTACACCGCTCATCACGGCCGCCACGAAGAGCCCTGTAGGGCGTGCCGGGAGTTCTTCATCAGCTACACGGATCGCCAAGAGGCCCCGCCGCTGCGCCAGCCCCGGCTCACAGAAGCCGAGGTGCGCATGCTCCGGGCGTATGACTGCGGGCGCACGTTCAAGTCCCTGCTTGCGACCTGGGGCTGCTCCCGCCGCACCCTCGACGACCTTCGCACCTCCCTGTACCGGAAACTCGATGTAGCCCATCTGCCCCAGAGCGCGAAGTACCGTGCCGCTCTGGATGAGGGCCGTCGCCGGGGATACCTGAAGCCCGTTCACATCGTCCGGGAGGACGTCCCGAACCCCCACCGTTGGGGCACCACAGACCTGACCGACCTGGAACTGCGTACCTTGTCCGCCGTGGCGGACGGCTCCTCGCTCGCTCAGGCGGGCCTGGTGCTGGGTATTCCGGGTTCGTCCGTCAGCTCCCGGCTCGCGCGGGTGTACAAGAAGATGGGCGTGCTGGACCGGGATCATGGGCAGCGCCGGGAGGCCGCTGTGTCAGCAGCTCGGTCGCGCGGCTACTCCGTGTGAACCCTTGACCTGCCTTTTGGCAGCACGGTGTAAAGCCGTTACCGTGCGGGCGGAGGTGGTCACATGGCCGCGCACAGGAAGCCGAAGGAGAAGCGCGCCCTTCTGGCGGGCGCAGTGGGGGTGAGCACAGTTGCCGTTGCCCTCACCGTGGGCAGCGGCAGTCCAGCCTCGGCCGCGAGCACGTCGACGTGGGACAGGGTGGCCCGGTGCGAGTCGGGCAATCAGTGGAGCCGCACGTTCAGCACGGGAGTTCCTCTGGGGGG